TTGATTGCGGTAGTTGGCAACCAAGGATGGCCTGCATAATGGCTACAATCGTAGAGGTCAAAGGCCAACTTGACACCCACGAAGCTGTCTGTGCTGAACGCTACTTGGGAATCAACGCCAGGCTCAAGCGCATTGAGCTTGGATTGATTGGTGCGGCAACCGCACTCATTGCCACAATGGGTTGGGCAATCAATCTTCTAATTAACTTAGTGGCAAAGCTGTGAAATTTTTAGGCAGGTTATTGGTCGCAGCTGGCCTGCATCTACAACGTATTGGATACAGGCTCACCCGTGACAAAGCTACCTGAACCAGGCAATCCAGCAGATGTGGCCAGGCAGGCCCTGGGCGGCATCAAAGAGGCCATCAAGGTTGGTCGCGAGATCAAGCAAACCGGGGCCGAGGTCTCCAACTTTCTCGATGAGGAGGCCAGAGCTCGCATTGCCTGGAAGCGCAAGCAGCTCCAGCTGCAACGCCGAGGTGACCTGGTATTCATCGATGCCGGCAACGAGTACCGCGAGGTGCGAAAGATTAGGGCAGCCGAGGAGGGTATGTACCAGGATGTGGAGAAAGAGTTTGGCAAAGCTGCGGTCACAGAGGTAAAGGCATTGATCACACAGATGCGAAAAGAAAACAAGATACTAGATCACGAGTTCCAGCGCCTGCGAACCGAGGAGCGGCTGACTTGGATCATTATCTTTACTCTGTCCGGGATCATTTACGCAACATTCAAACTGATGGGTGCGTGGTGACAACCATTGCTGCAAATTTTTTGACAGGCGAGATGGCCGCAGACTCAATGGTGAGCTCTGACGATAGCTACTATCTGATAAACAAATTGCGCCGCGGCAAGGGTTGTATTTACGGCGGCGCTGGGGACTTTGAGAAACTGCTCAAGTTCTACCAGGTGTTAGACCAGGGCGGGGACTTGGATTCGGATACAGACATCAGCATTCTGATGCTCAACGCACAGGGACTGTGGGTATACGAGAGCTCTGTCATACCCGTACCAATCAAAAATCCATTCTTTGCTATTGGAACCGGGGCCGGGTACGCAATGGGGGCCATGCACCTGGGCAAGAGCCCACGCGAGGCTGTAGAGATTGCCTGTATGTACGACACCAGCTCGCACGGGCCAATCGATGAGATGAAATTGGAGAGAGTGCGTGGCACGAAAAAAAATACCTGACGAAGAAATCATTGCAGCGATGAAAAAGTTTGGCAGCTCCAAGCTTGCCGCCGAACACATTGGTATGTCTGTCCGGGCTCTTTGCCACCGCAAAGCAAAAATTCAAGAACAATATGGCGTTGTGTTGCCAGCCTACTCAGCGAAACAACACACCGTTGCCAACACATACATTCCAGATAACCGCAGGGTGATCCAGCACACGGTAGACAATGGCCATGTGTTCATTGCTAGCGACTGCCACTACTGGCCAGGTGAATCTACCGTAGCTCACAAAGCATTTGTTAAATTGCTAACTGAGTTTAAACCTAAAACGGCCGTGCTCAATGGTGACGTTTTTGATGGGGCTAGAATTAGCCGCCACGCCGCATTGATGGGTACTAACCCACCAACACCAAAGCAAGAACTTGAGGCTTGCCAAGATCGATTAGACGAGATTGCAAAGGCATCTAAAAACGCAATCAAATTTTGGACCTACGGTAATCACGATATACGTCTCTTTAATTTTGCGGCCCAAAATGCACCAGAGTTATCTGAGTTCACCGATTTGTTTTCGTACTTCCCAGGCTGGCATACGGGGTGGCGAGTGGACATCAATAAAGATGTGGTTGTCAAACATCGATGGGCCAATGGCCAACACGCCGTGTACAACAATACTTTGCGTTCAGGGAAATCATTTGTAACCGGCCACCTACACAAACTGATGGTGACACCGTGGACGGACTATAACGGGCGCAGATACGGCGTAGACACGGGAACTCTTGCAGAGCCTACTGGAGACCAATTTGTCTATGTAGAAGAAAACCCTGTTAACTGGTGTGCGGGGTTCTGCGTGCTTACGTTTGAGAACGGCAAGCTGCTGCCACCAGAGCTCTGTGAGGTGATTGATGGTGTTGCCTACTTTAGGGGCCAGCGCGTATGAGCCCGTGGCTTATTATTTTTGTGGGCTGTGTTTACGCCTACATAGGATTTGAACAGGGCACCAAGGGCAATCTAGCGATGGCCATTGTGTTTGCCGGGTACGCCTTTAGCAACATTGGTTTATATCTCGCAACGAAAGGATAACGATGCTACCAATAGCAGCTCTGCTCTCAATCGGAGAGAAGGTTTTAGACAAGGTTCTGCCTGATCCAGGCGCGAAGGCAGAGGCCCAGGCCAAGCTTATGGAGATGGCACAGAAGGGCCAGCTCGCGGAGCTCGAGTCTCACGTCAAGGAGATGGACTCAGCCCGCAAGCGCGAGATTGAGATTGCCACCAGCGCAGCCGCTCCAATACTTAACAAAATTGTTACACCCATCCTGGCGCTCGGTACCGTGGGGCTCACGTTCATTTTGTTTGCGGTCATTATTTTTGTGGACGTTGACGCTAACTCTAAGGACATTCTGATCTATGTCCTGGGCGCACTAACCAGCGCAGTCACAATGGTGCTCGGCTACTACTTTGGATCGAGCGCGGGGTCAAAAGAAAAGAGCCAACAGCTTGACGAGATACTGGACAAGAAGAAATGAACCTGACCGACAACTTTACTTTAGAGGAGCTGGTTAAAAGCGAGACAGCTCTTCGCCACAACATTGACAACACACCAGGGGAGATTGAAATTGAAAACCTTAAAAGACTATGTGAAAAGATTCTTCAACCTGTTAGAGAGCATTTCAACACGGGGGTCAAAGTCAACTCCGGTTACCGCAGCCCAGCCGCCAATCAAAAAGTCGGTGGCTCGCCCACGTCGGACCACTGCAAAGGGCAAGCAGCGGACATCGAAATCCCAGGCATCCCGAACGCGGACCTAGCAATCTGGATCATGGACAACCTGGAATACACCCAGCTCATACTTGAGTTCTACACGCCGGGTGTTCCAGATTCTGGGTGGGTCCACGTTTCATATGACCCAGGAAACCTTAAAAAACAAAACCTAACAGCGACCAAGCAGGCAGGCAAAACAGTCTACCTGCCTGGTCTGGTTGCCTAAAAAACAAACCTGGGAGCGCAGGTAACGTCCACCACAATGTCTGTGGTGAATCCGTTGATCTTGCGCTTTCCGTTTATAACGACAGCTCTCAGGCCAGAGCTCTCGCACTCTCTCACGGCGATGATGACCTCATTGCGAGACATCGCTTGCACCTGCTTGTCCATCACAATCTCTTGCGTCTTTGGCGCATCAACTGTGGGGTTGGCTGCGCACCCAGACACCAACAAAACTAAGGCTAGATATCTCATGCTGCCTCCCCCTCTAACATGGCACCCAGCGTGGCCAGGCGCTTACTGTAGGCCGCCGTGTGATTGATTCTGTCTGCGGGTGTAATTTTTTTCATCACAGATTCGTTGGCCTCCTTGAGCTGGCGCAGAGCTGTCATCCTCTCCCGAGGTGGGCGCAGCTTTGCCCTGGCTGTCTTGTCTGCCATCACTTCGTAGGCCGCGGCCCAATCAGATAGCGTCGAGTATTCGGCTACGGGTTCATCTTTGCCAGGCACAAATAGGTGGTGGCACGACTCAGGCTTTCCCTCGGGCTCCTGGGCGACCTCCTCTTCCATCTGAGCTGATGCCTGCTCCACCTCAACATGGTGGCGCTGGCCGTCGTCGCCCTCTGCGGCGGGCTCCGGCAGATCAGGTAGGGCAACCATAGGCTCCGGCTTTGGGAGGGCGTCTAGCGGGTTCCTGGTCGCCTTCGCGGGGGTGATGTCTCTCTCTGGTTGGCCTGGGAAATCTTGGGCCTCCTCGACGGTGATCAATCCCTTGAGTACATCTGGGAACGCATCGCGCAGCGCAAAACCCCGAGCTCTCATCTGCATCATTCGCTTTGGGTACGCCTGCCATGGGCCGGCCTTGCCCCAGAGCCCAGCTCGCTTTGCGTCCTCGACTGAGAACTTGACCGTGACCGGAGTGCGCCCCTTGCGCTTTGCCACGCAAATCGCCACCGGGTTTGGGCTGCCCTCGCCATCGAAGTATTCCTCGATGTCTTCGCAGACAGGGCTGGCTTGCACCAGCGCCATAGCTGCGTCGCCGTAGACTGATGGCTTGCCGTTTATGCACGCGATGTTCTGCAGTGCCTGGAGCGGGGCCAGGCCCAGCTCGCGCCCCCACTGAATTGCTACCAACACATCTTCTGGCTTTCCCTGGTACGCCTTTGGAACCATCTGTGACTTGGCCAACATATCGGAAAACCTCATGGCCTCATCGAGCGTTACGGGCGCAAAGCCCTGGTTAGTTTGTTGCAGCTGCATTTTTGTTTCCTTTCTTTTTTGGTGTCGAATCTAAACCCTTGATTTCCCCAAGCAAAGCCGCAAGATAAAAAAAGTAATCTTGAATAATCTCTTCTTGCGTTACTTTTGGAAGACCAAAGAAGCGAAGGTCTAAGCTAACGTAACCTTTCATGCCGCCCGATTTCCTATATCTCAGAGTTGCAAGCTTTGGCATTTTTGTCCTCCTTATGTTGATGTTTTGCGGTTTTATCGACACGTTGTTGGTTTGTGTCGATGGCGTGTACACAATTGTGTTGCTCATCAATTAAAAATTGATCCACGGTATCGAGCACGACCGTGACTAGCGCGTCCACTACGTCCATTGCGCGGTCTCGATTCATAAAGGCGCCCGGTGTTCGATTGGCAGCATCAAAACACAGCGCCTGCAGCTTAAGCGCCGCCTGCAACCGTGAGTTCATAAGCTTTTGGTCTTTTGGGCTCATTTATTTTTTACCTCCTTAATTGATACGGTGGACTGTCTGATGGTGTATGCATCCTTCGCCGGAACGGTCTTGGCTGGCTGCGCCTTGTAGTTTTTAATTGGCCACTTGATGACATACTGGCCAGCGACACCACCCTCGGCGTTTCCAAGCAGCGACTTGATTGCTTGCTCGCTTGCGGCAACGTCGTCTTCTAATTTTTTAATTTCATTTTTAGCTGACAATATCGAGGCCGCGAGGATAGCTGCGCGCTCATCGAGCTGCAGTGTCTCCTCCGTGACGGGGTATGGTCCGCGGCGCTCTGGCCAGCGCTCTCCGTCCACCGGTGGATAGTAGTCAATCTCGCCGGTCTCCTTCCACTTGTCTAGCTTGTCTTGGAACTCTCTGGATACCCTGGCAATGTAGTCGATAGTTTCCTGGTGCGGCTCAAATAAAAATATCCGCAGGGCCGTGCCACGGTAGAGCGTGGCCACGCATCCCCACTTCGCGTGGACAATGTCCATCTGCGCCTGCAGCTGGATAGGCCCGCGCCACAGTGGCGGGGTGTCTTCTACGTCCATCGAGGTTAACTTGGCCTCGAGCACTCCGACGCCATCTAGTCTGATGCTGTCAGCTCCGACGACATATATGCCGGATTCTGGATCGTGGTGGATCACCTGGCCGCCACCATCTCCGGTCCCATCGAGGGAGCAGCACAGCGGCAGCTCCGCGTGGTACCTGGCGCTGGGGTGATCGATTACCAGGTCAGACAGGCGCAGGCGCTCGGCGGCCTGGGACAAAATGAGGGGCTCCATGAGATTACCCCAGGCCATGGCCTCATTGCCAATGTCTTCGCGCTCGATAAACTGCATCGCGTTGATTGAGCACTCGAGCTCATCATTTGGGGTCCGGTACTTCGATAGTCCCATGACAGCTGTGAGACGAGATGCCGACAGCATTGTGTCGGGCGTGACTTTACTTACCATTTTTCTTTCCCTTCAATTTAATTAGTCGATAGCTAGCGTAGCGCTTGCCGTTGCTGTAAATCATGGTGGTGTGAATGTTGTGGCCAATATCGCGTAGCTCTGCGATCCTGGCCGCCAGGCGAAAGCACTGGCACCCGGCCAGCGCAGCGATTGGCGTAACGTGAACACCGCGTTGCAGCTCCTCAAGAATCCACTCATTCTGTCTCATGGGGTGAGCTCCTCAGACAAACATTGCGGTCAGGATCACAGCCGCCAGGCACACGGTTGCAATTACCTTGAGCCAGGTCGGGTCTTCGTCCTGGGCCGGCTCCACCGGCAGGTTGTCACGCCAGCTGCGGGCAAAGTTGGTACGCGGGTCAACGAAGTGGTCTTGCTTTACTTTTCTCATTGATTTTTCCTCTAGTTTAGTTATCGAATGGTGCGTGGTTCTGCAGCTGATCGACCATCTTGCCCAGCTCTCTCTTCTGCTGGGCGGTCAATCGGTTGCAGTGAATGCGGTCGGAGCGGTGGACCACCCAGCCAATGGCCAGGGTGAATCCCACAATGCCGACCAGAAACAGAACGCCATACATCAGGCGGCCCGTCTCATTAGGTTGGCCACCTGGCTAGGCGACCATGTGATATTGCCGCGTGGCGTACATACGCCGCGAGCTGACAGCGCAGCTGCAATGTCGCGCAGCGACTTGGACCCGGTCTTGGCTATGATCTCGCGGACCACTGGACCAACGCGGTTGGCAAACGCATCTGCGCTTGCCTGGACGGCCTCGACGCCTGCAGCTGATGCTTTGGCTGGGTTTGGGGACCCAAGCTTGACCCCGCGGGCCTTGGCCGCTGCCAGGGCCGCCTTGGTGCGGCGAGATATCTCCTCCCGTTCGTGCTGGGCGAAGATAGCGCGCATACCGAAATCAAGGGTGCCAGCGTGTGGCATATCTGCGGCCACAATGTTGATACCGGAGCCGCGCAGCGTAAACAGAAACCCGGCATCACGCGATAGGCGGTCAATCTTGGCAATCAGTAACGCGGCCTTGAGTTTCTTGGCCATCGCAATCGCGGCTGCGAGCTGCGGGCGATCATTGTCTTTGCCGGACTCGATCTCGGTGAACGAGTGAACAATTTGTGTAGCGTATGACGCTACAGCTGCTTGCTGGGCCTCGAGGCCGAGGCCAGAGGCGCCCTGCTTGTCGGTGCTGACGCGGTAGTAGGCAACGTATTTTTCCATGATTAAGCCCCTACCAAATGCTTAATCAGGATTGACTTTGCGTGCTCTGCGTCTTTGGCCGCGTAGTCAGGGCAAATGCTTTGCTCTGTGCCGTTGTCATAAACAGCAACCCACCATGCTGGGATTGTCGCTTTGATGCGAGCGTTATAGCGCTCTGGCTGTAAGTAGATTTCAACTAATTTCATTTTCAACTCCTGTATCTCGGTGGTTGGTGATTGCACTGTGCAATACAAAACGAATAGTGCCTAAGTTGTTTTGCAATGTCAAACCCCCTGTAAGCAGGTAATTTATAGGTGGTTTCCCTAATATTGGTTGCCCATGATCGCATTCGGTTATTATTCGGTGCATTCACAGTGCTACCAAAGGAACTAAATGGCAACCCAGAACCGCCCACTGATGGTTAGGCTGCGCCCTGACACGCGTCAGCTGCTCGAGAGGGCAGTTGAGGACCAGCGCCGCAGCCGTTCTAGCCTGGTAGAGCAGGCCCTGCGCGAGATGCTCGAGGCCAGGTACGCGGATGTCGCGTCTAGGCTAAATCAGATGTTGGGCGGTGTGCGATGAACGGCCGTGGCAGAAGAAACAAGGGAGCCACTGGCGAGCGCGAGCTGGCCGGGATACTCTCTGACCAGCTGGGGTTCGAGGTCAAGCGCAAGCTTGGCCAGGCCAGGGACGGTGGCCACGACATCGAGA